AGATGCAATTAATTGATATGTAACAGTAATTGTTCTTGGTGGATACCGTTTACCCAAATAATTGGTTCCATCCAATAAATTGATCGTTTCATCTTGTACTTCACTTTCCATCAGCTCACGACCGCTTACATATAATGTCCGATACCCCGGTATTTCATTTTCAATAAAAACGCCATTGTAGGACATTGCTTCAGCGGGAAGTATTGTTTTAGTATACATCTCATCAGTATCTACGAATTCATACATCTACTATTTCACCCCCTTGATCATATTTTTTAATTTTTCATTTTTTTCTATTTCCTCCTGCGTAAACGGCGCAGTTACACGAGCAACCTCTTTGCCGTCCATAATTACAGGTACATTAATAGTGTATTTAGTATTTTGATAATATTCGTAATCTTCTGAAAGATTACTATCAAAGTCACCTGCAAAAGCAATTTTAGGATTGTTTAAAACTGGTATTGAAAATAATTTATCTGCTGCTTTTTTTACAAAATTTTTCATTTCTACAATACCATTGCCCAATCCCTTACCCCAGAAATTACCTAGTTTAGTACTAACCCTTGAAGGTGAATGAATCTGCGCTTTAGCACGGATAGCCTTTTCCGCAGCACTTGCAAGTTGAGAAGCAACACTTCTTACATAGCCGAGTTGTGAGCTCATACCATTACCTAACCCTTGACCAATGTAAACACCTGCCCCGTAGGCTCCTGCCTGACCATTTTGGAACACTCCGATAGTTTGCATTGTTGTTAATGATGCTATTAATACCATTTTAGTAGCTCCGGTCTGAACACCACTAGAAATATTGTTTCCAATATTTTGCCCTGCGGTTTTAGCTTTACCCTCAGCATTACTAAAAGAACTAATAAGTGATTTAATTGCAGATTTTGCTAAACTTCCCAGTCCTTCAAGTGCACTGTTAACAAAACTAATTGAAGACTTCATTGCTTTCAATGATTTTTCAGTAGTTTTTGCACTAGATGCAATTGATTTCATACTACCCAACACACCTAATAACCCAGCAGCTAAAGCAATCATACCGGCGGTTACAACCAATAAAGAAGCACCAAAAGCTACGAACCCAGCAGTTAATGAAATTGTTCCTGCCAGAGAGGCAACGCCACTTGCTGTAAACGCTAATACCCCGGCAGTTAAAACTAGCAAAGAAGCTCCAGCAGCGAGCGCCCCTGCTGATAAAGTTAATAATGCCGGTCCTAAAATAACTGCGCCTAGAGCACACAAATTAATTCCTGCTCCCAAAGCAACTGATGCAACAGCCAAAGCTAATACACCAACTGCTGCAC